CCTTTACTAAAGCGTTTAAAGAAGCTCAATGGCTTGACATAGAGATATCTAGGGAACTTAGAGGTGTCCTCGTAGACTTAGAGGAAAGAATCATTAAAACCATATGCGGAGGGACTTATGTAAGCATCACTGAGTTTGAAGAGTGGTATGAGAGTGGTGTTGAAGACGGAGTAGAACATGGCTATCATGACGGCTACGGTTTAGGTCATACAGAAGGTCATGAAGAAGGCTACGAGATGGGTCATGAAGATGGCTTCGATATGGGTCATGAAGAGGGCTACGATTTAGGTCATGAAGAGGGCTACGATTTAGGTCATATAGATGGCTATGAAGATGGCCAGGAAGAAGGCTACGATTTGGGCTACGAAGAAGGCCATGAAGAGGGCTTCGAAGAAGGTGCCGAAGAAAGTTTTAAAGATTAGTTAAGAGGAGTTACAATGAATAAATTAAACTTAATTGTTGAGGTTATTGACAACCCAGAGAAGTTAGCAGAGATTGCAAAAAGCATGAGCTATTCTGCTAGAAAGAAGGTCTGTAAAGAATTCGAAGATCCTTACAGCACCTTTAATATGAGTAGAAAACAAACATTAAACGAAGACTACTCAGATTACTTCTGGACTCGTTGGAACGTTGCAAATAGCAATTAATGGAGAATATCATGGATAGTACTAAGAAATGTAGCAAGTGTGGAGAAGTGAAGTCTGTAGGTGAAGGTGGCGCTTTCAATAAGCATGGCAAAAAGTCTGACGGCTCTATTAAGTGGCAATCATGGTGTAAGCCTTGTTTTAATAAAGATCGTTACAAAGGCACCGATAAACTTGAGGCACACCGAAAGGCAGTTTTGAAGTATAGTGCAAATAACCCACAAGTTCAGGGTCTTAACAGTGCTATACAGCGCTCAACACTATCTGAAGCTGAACTGCTTAAGGGTGCTACGAGGGACTTTGTTAGAGCAGAGACGCGCTTTGATTACCATCTACGCGACTTACTGACTGAAAAGACAGGTGTCCCTCACGAGTTAGACCATATTACCCCTTTAGCAAGGGGCGGTATTCACAGGTTAGAAAACCTACGCAGCATCCCTGCATCACTAAACCGAACCAAACGTAATCTACTAGATGCGGAATGGTTGGGATAACCGACAACTCAAAGGAGAAGATATGTTTATGATTAATGGATGGAAGTTAGTTAGCAAAGTAACAGGTGAATCAGTTAGTAAAGGAGACGAGATAGTGGACTTTCGTGGAAACGAGTCTGTGCTGAGAGGCGGTCAACCTCCTCAACACCCTGGTTCTACAGGACGAGTAACAGATACCGAAGGCAACCATGTATACCCAAGCGTATACTCTTTAAAGTGGGTGCGGATGAGTGAGTATTGTGATTGTGATAAATGTAATAGAGGAAAAAACAATATGAAAACTTCTGTTGATAACCAGTTAATCGACATTGCCGATCAAATCATCGACATTGTTGCCACTGTAGCTGACGTTGATCTTATTGAAAACAAGGAAGTTAGAGATGCTGAAACCGATGTTATTGATAGCCTTCACAACCTTCGCCATTGTGTTGCTCGTGCTCGTGATGTACCTTCTGACAATGCCGAACCTGAACTGCGAGGTAGGACTGAATTTGAACGCCGTATGATGGGTGAAATCATGGCTTGGTCCATAACCTATGAAAAGCCTCTCCTTGACACTAGCGAGATGGTTAAGCTATACTGGAAGGAAGTCTTTGGTTTAGACATGGGAGATTCTAAATGAAATCGGAGATCTATGAAAAGATTGCTTTGCAGTTCCTTACTGAAGAGCATAGGAACCGCCATCAACTCCAAGTGGGTATGCTTGAGGAAGCAAAAGAACTTGAGGAGGCCTTCACAGAAGGCAGCTACTTAGAGTGTCTCTATGAACTTGGAGACATGCTCTGGTACATCACGGTTATGGCAGAGTCTAGAGGCATTAGCCTTGGACAGATAATGAACTCTAACATTAATAAATTAGAAGAGAGAGCTTTAAATGGAAAAAAATAAAATAGTTATAAAGGTAGATGAAAACTGGGAGGTGTCCTGCTATGGTAAGGTAGAGGATTCTTCTAACTTTGGAATGGTCTTCGATGAGCAAGACCACGACATAATCTGGATTACTAGAGACCCTAGTAAGCTACCTGACTGGGAGTCTATTGTTAAACACTGGATACCTTACTGTGTTAAATACAGAGTGAAAGTTCTTGAGATCATTTCAGACACATCTTATTGAAAAGTAATGTAAAAAATAGGGTACGATAATGACCGTAGGGCATCCCCCCTGGGGGGGGGTTCCTTATGGGTCCCCTATATGAAGACCCTAAGTATTAGAAAGGAGCTATTATGACAATAGCTATTATAGATGGTGATGTTCTTCTTTATCAATCAATGTGGGGATGTGTTACTATAGAAGAAGGACAAGAGAAGTTTAAAGAAGTCTTTGATGACGCTATGGAGTCTATGTTTGCTACAGACTACGTTATGGCTTTAGGTGGACCTGATAACTTTAGACTTGATATTTTTCCTGATTATAAAGGAAACAGAAAGAAAGTTAAAGACTCAAGACCTAGCTGGTTTGGTGATTTAAAGTCTTGGATTATAGACAACTACCCAGGTTCTATTCTTTCAGACAATTGTGAAGCAGACGATATGGTTCGTGTATGGGCTACACAGTGTAAAGATTCAAACATTGACTTTATTGTTTGTTCTGTTGATAAAGACTTGAATTGTATAGTAGGTCCTCACTACAATCCTCGTACCAGACAGATTCTTAACATCTCTGATAACTATGCAGAGCGTTTTTACTGGGAGCAAATACTAACAGGAGACAGTACAGATAACATTCCAGGCATCTATAGGTGTGGACCTGTAAAGGCTAAGAAGATACTTGAAAATGCTTTTACTCGTAAAGAGTTGCAATCTGCTGTTTGTGTAGCTTACAAGGATTCTTATCAAGAACACGGCTACAGCCACCTTATAAGCAATTCACGACTTATACACATATGGCGTTATATTGATGACTACTTCAAGATTACTCGTGAGTTTTATGATGATGCCATCAAAGAATAACACAGGCCACTGGTCTTCTTACAAGCCCTTTAACCCCTCTGAACACTTTGGTTTCTTATACTGCATACACAATAAAGAACATAAACGATTTTACTTAGGTAAAAAGCAGTTCTTTCACGGTGGCAAAAAGAAATCAAGAACTTACGGGAAAGAAATGGCTTGGAGGACTTACCAAGGATCCTCTGTTCATGTTAAAAATGACATTGAACAATTAGGCGCTGATAAATTTGATTTTGAAATAATAGACCTTTACCAAACTAAAGGAGGTTTGTACTACAGTGAAGCTTTTCTGCAAATGTTAACGGATTCTATGATCTGGCATTGTGACAAAGGAGTGCCTAAGTCTTACAATAGACAGATAGCAGCTATAAGGTTTGTTCCAAAGGAGATACCCACTGATAGAACAAGAGACTATGCTAAAGAAATAAAGAGAAGATACAAATAACCCAACAGGAGCGTATTATGTTAAACAATATCAAAGAATCAATCTTAGAAGCTTGGAGCTATTTATGCAAGGGAGAGTTATCTGAGTTAATTATTATAGTAGGTGAAGACAGTTATTCTAATGCCTTAACTCTAAGAGAAGCTATGATTAAAGAGTATAGAATGGACATTAGGGTTATAACAGAGGAGTCTTTATTTAACTCGCCAGGGTATGAAGGAGAACCCTTTGCAATGGAGAAGGACGGAATGACCCTTCTTTCTATCTATGACGGTAACTGGTTTGTTAAACCTTCTGTTGAGGAGGCTTACCTTACCTTTACGTTAATGAACTAATACAGGAGTTACAAAATGAGAAGAATTCCCTTTATCAGCGGTGATGAGCAAGACGCTCTGACCAAGGCAAAGAAATATCTTACTTGGAGACCTGGAGAAAGAAAAAAGTTAAAGAGAGCGTATAATAAAAGGTTTAGAAAATTAAGTCATCAGCAGGAAGTACTGCTTCTGAAGGAGAAATATTGTGGGCAACATCGTCCAGAAAGATCAACCCTGCGAGAAGTGTGGGGGTTCTGATCCAAAACAAGTCTATGAGGATGGTTCGGGGTACTGCTTTAGCTGTTCCTCTTACTTTCCTTCAAGTAATCAAGAAGTATTCGAGGAGGTGTCTTTTCAGACTATGAACAAAGATAACCAGCTGGAAGAAATCTCTGAGTATCCCTGTCGAGGATTTAAAGAGAGAAATATATTTAAACAAGTGAGTGAACATTATGGCGTTAAGGTTTCTTATGATAGTGATGGAAGCATTGCTGCCCATTATTATCCATACTATATGGAGGATGTACTTTCAGGATATAAAGTACGAAAACTACCAAAAGAATTCTCTAGCGTAGGGAAGGTTCGTGGGGGCCTCTTCGGTCAGAACCTTTATTCAGGCGGTAAGAGATTAGTAATCACGGAAGGTGAGCTAGACTGTATGGCTGTTCAGGCAGCTTGGTATAACAAGTATAAAACCTTCTACCCTGTTGTATCTATCCGTAGTGCTTCTTCTATTAAAGACTTAATTGAGGAACGAGAGTGGATACGTAACTTTGACGAGGTAATTGTCTGGTTTGATAACGATGAGGCTGGTAGGAAAGCATCCCAGGAGGCTGCTCGTATTATCGGCTATGATAAGGTTAAACTTGCTAAGTCAGCAGAGAAGGATGCATCAGAGTTATGGGTTAAGGACCCCACTAAGGTCTTAAAGACTGTTTATGACTCTATCCCCTACACACCAGCAGGCATCTTAACAGCGGATGACCTGTGGGAACAACTGGAAGACTACAATAAGATTGAGTCTGTTCCTTACCCTCCTTGTATGGCGGGTCTGAACGATAAGCTCAAAGGAATGAGATTCGGAGAGATAACTCTCTGGACTTCTGGTACTGGCTCGGGTAAGTCTACCTTGCTAAGAGAAATAGCCTTACACTTAATTGAAACAACAGAGGATAAGGTTGGTGTTATCTCTTTAGAGGAATCACCAGCAGAGACCGCTAGGAAGATGGCAGGTATGGCCCTTAACAGGAACCCCGCTGCTGAAGAAATACCTATTGACGAGCTTAAGGTAGGCTTTGACAAGGTGTTTAGAACTAACAGAGTGCAGGTGCTTGATCATCAAGGCTCTATCTCTGATGGCTCTATCATCGATTATCTGGAATATATGTGTCTGTCAGGAGCTAAGTATCTCTTTATAGACCACATCACTATTCTTGCCTCTGAGGGGGCTGAAGGTCTTACAGGTAATGAAGCTACAGACCTTATAATGAATCAGCTGTTAAAGGTCGCTAAGAAGCATAACGTGTGGATTGGCCTTATTTCTCACCTACGTAAGACTGGTGAGGGTAGAAGCTTTGAAGATGGTAAGTTACCCGCAATGGATGATATTAGGGGTTCTGGCTCTATTAAACAGATTTCCTGTGATATTATTGCTTTTGCTCGTAACGTCTCTGCTGAGAACTCTAATGAGAGAAATACAATAAGTACTAAAGTTCTTAAGTGCCGTTATACAGGTTTAACAGGCCCAACTGGACCCATATTTTATGAGTATGATACAGGGCGTTTAAGACAAGCTGAAGCGTTTGATGAGGAGGTAATGAAACTATGATGGAAGAAGACGAAGACGAAGACATGAGCAGAGAAGCAGAAGTTAATGGAGTGCTGACTTCTATACTCTTGCAGCTTTTAAGCAACAGACCAAAGACAGAGGATAAGAAACTTGCCCCTGAGATAGAAGAGTTTCTTGAGCACTTTGTTGGTGAGTTTGCTGATATGCCTGAAAAGGGTAAAAATGAAATATACTTCTGGGCTAATACGGTCCTTAAACGAGAAGAACACAAAAAACTTTATCACTAGGAGATAAACATGAAAAATAACGTTTCTGACTATTTTAATAACTTTGTTATGAAGGTCATTAAAAACAAAAAACACCTTGAAGTTTTCTTAAAAGCATCAAGTATGGATGAAGACATGAAAGCAGCTCTTATCGATATGTGGGAGGATAACCACAAAGAAGAAGAAGTCTCTAAAAACGTTAAAGTGTTGGAGGGTAGTGTAGTAACAGAAGAGCCTACTCCTGACTCAGAAAAAGCTCCCATCCAAAAGAAAGCTCGTAATAAACGCAATAAATCAGGGGAGCAGTTGACAGAGCTTTCGGGAATTGCTGTGCTTGCAGACGATACTAAAACTCAGGAGTAACTTTCTATGGACAACTATAAAACTTTTATTCACAAATCTAGATACGCTAGGTTTTTAGAGGACTTAGGTCGTCGTGAAACTTGGAGTGAGACAGTAGAAAGAGTTATTAGTTTCTGGAAAGAGCGAGTCAGTAATAACATTATTAGTGATGCAGACTTTCAAGACCTTTATGATGCTATCTATAACCACGAGGTTATGCCCTCAATGAGAGCAATGTGGAGTGCTGGTAAGGCACTTGATCAGAACAACTTTAGAGGCTATAACTGTAGTTTTACAGCTGTTGACCATATTAGGTGTTTTGATGAAATACTGTATATCCTTATGGCAGGAACAGGTGTCGGGTTCTCCGCTGAAAGCAAATACGTAAATAAACTGCCTATTATTAATGATAACTTTACTATAACAGACCGTGTTATCTCTATTGAGGATAGTGCTGAAGGATGGGCCAAAGGTCTACGTAAGCTTATTGCTGAGTTGTACTTAGGTAATGAGCATAACTGGGATTACTCTAAAATACGTCCAGAGGGTGCTAGACTAAAGACTATGGGTGGTCGTGCTTCTGGTCCAGACCCCCTTAAGGAACTCTTTGCTTTTGTAACAATGAAGTTTAAACTGGCTGCTGGTCGTAAGCTTACTTCTCTTGAAGTACACGACATTGTATGCAAGATTGCTGAAGTTGTTGTTGTTGGAGGAGTTAGACGTTCTGCCTTAATTAGCTTAAGCGACTTGGGAGACCCTGAAGTAAGAGATTGTAAGTCAGGTCGTTGGTGGGAAACTGCCGCACATCGTGCTTTGGCTAATAACTCCGCTGTCTATGACGCTAAGCCCTCTATGGCTGTATTCATGGATGAGTGGATTGCCTTAATGAAGTCAGGTTCTGGTGAACGTGGCATCTACAACAGAGGCGGCGCTCGTGCAATGGCACCTGATAGGCGTGAAGGCGACTCTATTGTGGGCTGTAACCCTTGCGCTGAGATACAGCTACGCAGTGGACAACTATGTAACTTAACAGAGGTAGTTGCTCGTCAGGGTGACACAGAAAAGGACTTACTACGTAAGGTTAAACTAGCCACTATACTAGGTACTCTGCAGGCTTCCTTGACAGACTTTAAGTATGTTCGTAAGGTATGGCATAAGAACTGTGAGGAGGAAGCCCTCTTGGGTGTATCTTTAACAGGTATCCAAGACTGTGAACTACTACAGAAACCAAAAGCAGACTTACTATCAACCCTTAAATGTGAGGCACAGAGAATCAATGAGCATTATTCAAACATTCTTGGTATTAATGCGGCTACCGCTATTACAACAATCAAGCCGTCAGGAACCGTATCACAACTCGTAGATAGTGCTTCTGGAATACATGGTCGTTTCTCTGAATACTACATACGAGCAGTACGACAGGCTAACAATGACCCACTAACAACCTTCTTGAAAGACCAAGGGGTTCCTAACGAAGAAGACGTTATGAATCCAGCTAAAACAACTGTTTTCTATTTTCCAATAAAGTCTCCTAAAGGGGCGGTGTTGGCTAATGAGCAGGGAGCTATTCAACAGTTAGAGAATTGGAAAACTTTCCAGCAGTACTGGTCAGAACATTCTGTCTCTGTCACTGTGTATGTGAAGGAAGAAGAATGGATGGAAGTAGGTGCTTGGGTATACGAGAACTTCTCTTACCTAACAGGAGTATCCTTTCTGCCTTACTCTGAGCATACCTATGCCCAGGCTCCTTATACGCCTTGTACAGAGCAAGAATATATTAAGGCTGTATACGCTATGCCTGATGTTGACTTTTCTTTGTTGTCTAACTATGAGCAAGAGGATAACACAGAGGGTAGCCAGACTTTGGCTTGTAGTGGAGTAGGAGGTTGTGAGATATGAAACCAAACACTATTCTTACGGATGGTGTCACTCAGATGACCTATTCTAAGTGGGTTAAAAAAGATGGAACAGAAGCGATAAATTATAGAATATCGCTCGGAGTATTAAAAGTATTAAAAATCAAAGAGGAAATATAATGCCACGTATAACATTATTAGATGAAGTAGAAGATGCAACCGTAACCTTTATATCAAACGGTTATACACTAGAATACAGTGGAGATGACCCTGAAGCAGAAGAAGATAGTTTCTCTCGTAAAACTCGTAGGTACTTCTTTGAAGACATGGATGAGCTACTGGAATCTTTAGATAAACTTATGACTGAAAGTATTTCAGAAGGAAATATAACAATAGAAAGTCCAAGGAACCACCCTATTATTCCTAGAACTTTAACAGAGTTTAACGCTGTTGTTGTTAAGTTCTTTGATAATGGTTATGTCTTAGAGTACTCTGGACGAGATGAGAAGCTTAACTGGGCAGATACTGCTCACTTTTGTAAGTATGTATATCACCCTAGTATTGAAGAAAATCCTTTAAAGATTGCCTTAACTTCAATCGAAAATATGGAGTTGACACGATGAGTTATGTGAATAGAGTAACAGCAGCTTTAGTTCTTACTGTTTTAATCGCCTTTGTAACTGTTATTTATGTAACTCCAGCTTTATCACAAAATGCTGAAGAGTTGAATAAGTGTAGTAACATTAGCTCTTGGTATTCTTATATAGCTGAGAGTGTAAACTATGTACCAGCTCAAATGTTAGCTGTACAGTGGGTTAATCAGTTCCCACAAATACCCTTCGATCTCGCTTTTAACCAAGTATTCTTTGTTAATAGCTTGGTTGAGAGCGGAGCTAGCCCTGAAGACGTGGGTATGCTTATCTATAATACCTGTCTTCAACAATTCCCTAACGTTTAGAAAGGAACTATTATGACACCTGAGAAACTTGGAGAGATGATTGGAATTACCTTGGGATATTCCTTCGGTATACTCTTTGGACTAGCAGTACACTTTGCTGTTGTGTTTATTCAAGTATATGTTATTTTAATGATTCTAGGACTTGTTTAATGAAAGGAATGGAGCAGCTTAAAGAGATTGTTAGCCTTGCTGATTATCGTAAGGATAAGGAATCACAAACTCATAAGGAAGTTGAAGCGCTATTTGGGGATTCCCTCTTAGATTCTGAATGTATTGCTTCTGAATTTGTTATGGAATCTATTGAGTCCTCCTTCGAGGTTGGTATGGTCATTGGTATAAAAGATAACACACTCGAAGTGTCTTGTACCTCTGACAATATCGATACAATGATTTCACTATTGGAAACAGCACTAGACTCTGTTAAGAATAACTATTAAGCAGATAGCTCTGCTATCAAATAAATGGAAAACTAAATGACTTTTAGAGAAGTATTGAATAAGCTAGGTATTTGGGACTCTGTTCAGAGAAGAACCTATAAAGAACTAGCAAGTATGACTGATGATGAGCTTAATGACATCGGTCTTTGTCGTGGTGATATACTGCGATTAGTTAATGAGACTTATACCAGAAAAAGTGATAAGAAAGGTTTGAAAAATGAGTAAGAAATCAGTTGAAAGGGATGACTCTGTCATCGACACAGAAGCAGAATTAAAACTGTATGAAGAACAGCTTTATGCAGTTACACAAGATAAGTTCGATGAGATTATGAATAAATATGAGTTGGATGGCACAATGTCTATTGAAGACATGCTATATGAAATGTTTGCTCTAGGCTTTGAAACAGGCTTAGTTTTTATTAATGAAGAAGAGGAATATAACGATGATGGATATGAATAGAAAAAATTGGACAGTAGGCGCAACCTCTGTTCTATTTGTTGTACTTTTGGTATGGGGCGGTATCTGGTGGTTTAACCAAGCCGTTGAGCCAGTAACCGAAAACCCTCAAGTTGAACAATCGGAATCAGTTGATTCGGAAAAAGAAGGGTAATAACTTGTATTACGTAATTGGGAAGCAAGATTGCCCAAGTTGCGATAAAGCCAAGGCTCTGTTAGATGACTCAGGATACTACTATATCTATGAGGAGCTAACAGAGCAAAGCTTAAAGCTTCTTAAGTCAATGAATATAAAAACAGTCCCCGCTATATTTGAGTTCAATGGTGGCTATGAAGAGCTACAAAAGGAACTAAACAATGACTGATACTCTGAAAAAGAAAAAGGGACGACCTAAACTTAAACAGTTTGCAGAACCCCCAAAGGCAAAAAAGATTAAACTTAAACCAAGACCAAAGGACGCTAAACAAGCTTACTTGAAACGATATGCTGACTTGGGTGTATTGGCTGTCTACGGCTTGGATGAGTTTACTGATGAGCTAATCCAAGAGGCTTGGAAGAACCCTAACCTAGATATATTCCTCTGCGACTCAAGAGAGGCTCTCTTGGACAACTATAATAGAAAAATGAGCCAAAGAAGCTTTTCTATGTTTAGATGGAATGCAGTCAGAACAAGTGGTTTCTTCGAAGCCCCTGTTAGCCCTGTCGTAGTCGTTGCTAAAGACTATATCGATGAGGCAAAGAAAAGACCTAACCCTTATAACACTCTCTATGTACTCTTGGAGGACTTCGCATAATGTTTAGTGGAACAGACTACTTTCACACTCTTAACCCTTCTATCTCTGACTTCCAAGTGCAGTTTAATGGTTATGGCACTAATGAGTTTGGTTTGGATGAAGATGTTATAGTAGTGGAATATCAAGAAACTTATTGGACATTAAATTGGTCTCCTAAGTACAGCTACTATAGTGGAAAAATAGCTGGCATCGAAGGCTATGTACTCTGAAACTATTCAGAGGAAGAATCCTCTTCCGACTCTAAAATTGTCTCTGGACTCTCTCTAATTCTGCCCCTTGGGGGTGGTTTTAGGGGGAGTTCAGAGATACCCCTTTCTTTATTTTTTTCGTTATAAATAAGGTAAAACAATTTATTTAAAAATAGGGTACAATATTGATATAGCTGCTCGTAGGTACCCTGGGGAGGTATCTACTACGAAGGGGGGTTGGGGGGTAGTAACATAAAAATAATTTCATTGAGATAAACTTGGTAATAGCTTTAAGAGATTATCTTTTTATTTTGTTATTTTGTTTGTTTTTTATTTAATCAAACATAATGGTTTTTAAATGAATATTTTGTTTGTTATTTAGTTAACCAAACATAATGGTTTTTAGATGAACATTTAAATGAACCTTTAATGATACCATAATGGTTTTATTGAATAAAAAACTAAATAAAAATAATGACTTAGAAGAAAAAACTTATAAACTACAGAAAACAAACAAAAACTTTTTCAAACAAAATAATATCTTCAATATTGAAATAGTCAGAGAAGAAAAGGAATTCAAAATGCGATTAGATAATCGTAAGAGTAAAACTGGCGGGGTTAAACCTGGTGCTGGTCGTCCGAAGGGAGCTAAGAACATAAACTCTATGGCTTCTGTAAAGAAACTTGAGGAGCTTGGCTTTGATCCGATCTCTAAGATGGTTGAGCAGTATGATGGCATTACTAAGATTATTGCTAGTGGTGAAGTTAGAGTTGGCTCTGGTGCTCATGCCCAGTTAATTGCCACTCAAGGGAACCTTATTAATAACCTTATGCAGTATGGTTATAAGCGTGTGCCAGAAAGAATAGAACAGGAAATAACAGAGAAACAACCTGTAGCTGTTAGGCTTAACTTTAAATCTAATAACGAAAAAGAAAGAGAATTAAAATGAAAACATCGGATAAAGGAATTAGTGCTTTAGTACAGCACGAGGGAATTGTTCCCGCTCCTTACCTTGACAGTGTTGGAGTAATGACTTACGGTGTTGGACATACTAGTGCTGCTGGTAGTCCTAACCCCTCAGAGATGGCTAAAGGTATGCCAGACGATCTAGATGCTGCTATAGCGGATGTCTTTGAGGTCTTTAGTAGAGACATAGAAAAGTATGAGGCTGCTGTTGATAAAGCTATTACTGTACCTGTTGAACAACATGAGTTTGATGCTGCTGTAAGCTTCCACTATAACACTGGTGCTATTGCTAGTGCTACTTGGGTGAAGACCCTTAATAGTGGTAATAAGGAGTTAGCAGCTGATCAAATGATGAACTGGACAAAGCCACCAGAGATTATACCTCGTAGGCAGGCTGAAAAGGACTTATTTAAGACAGGTAAATACCCTACCCACAATAGTAATGTTTGGGGTGTTAACTCTAGTAGTAAGCTTACTTGGAAGGTCGTTAAGTCTATTACTCCCGAAGAGATTATGGAGTATATGGGTAAGAACACTACTGAAGAGAAGAAGAGCCTTAAAGATAAACTTACTAGAAAAACTAAAGTATGTCCTACCTGTAATGGTACTGGAAAAGTAGATGCTTAAGTAAAGGCTAGGACTATTAGTAAATGATTGAAGATATATTCCCCCACTATTCTAAAGAACCTAAGTTTTATGTGTATAAACATATAGACTTTGATGGTATTACTATGTATGTGGGTAAAGGCACTAGTAAGAGAGCCTACCAAGTTAGTAGGAGAGATCTCTCTCATAAACAGTGGATAGAGAACTGCTCACATAACTATGTAGAGCTAGTTGAAGAAGGATTAACAGAGTTAGAGGCTTTTCGTCTTGAGAACAAGTTATTAAGACAAGAAGAACCTATTTATAATAAGATTAGGAATTATTAATAGTATGGAAATTGATTTACATGAAGGTCAATCCGAAGTCATCAACGATTTATTTATTGAGAATGCATGTCGCTACGCGGTAGTGAATGCTTCTCGCGGTCATTGACCCCCTTGGTTTTTACTGAGGGGGGTTATTTGGATTTGGAAAGAGCTACCTAGCTGCTACAGCGGCGATGATTGCCGTACAGGAGTTAATGGAGCTACCCGCAGAGGTGCCTAATAAGAACGTAGCACTAATCTGCCCCACCTACTCACAGAGTGTGGATATCTACTACCCCCTGATAGCCTATCAACTAGGCATGGCAGAGTATGCAGAGAAGCATAGTAAAGCTGCTGGACACTTCTGGTTCCCTAAGAACGTCAACCTTAAGCTATGGTCTTATGAGGCTAGTGAGAGGATGCGTGGTAGTGGTCAGTACTTTGTTGTTTGTGATGAGGTCTGCTCATGGAGGGGTGCTGGTACTAGCCTTAAAGAGTCTTGGGAGTCTGTTATACAGCCCTGTGTTTCTACTAGGTGGAGTGAGCAGAACGCTAACCGCTGGGGTGCTAACCCTGGGAAAGCTTTAATAATAAGCACACCAATGGGTTTTAACTACTTCTATGATATGTATAATAGGCAAGACACAGATAATCACTGGAAGAGCTATCACTATACCTACCATGATAGCCCCTATTTAGATGAAGAAGAAATTGATAGGGTTAAGCTCACGCTAGACCCCCTAAAGTTTGCTAGAGAGTACAAAGCGAGTTTTGAAGACTCAGGAAACAACGTGTTCTATACGTTTAATCGTAAGGAGCATATTAGTAAATTACCCTATTTTGAGAAAGAAGAAGATGTTCATGTAGCCATTGACTTTAACGTTGGCATTATGGCTTCTGTTATTTTTGCTCTAAGAGGTAACCAGATACACATTATAGACGAGATGCAAGGTCATCCCGACACAGAGTCCTTGGCTAAGACGCTAAAGGAGAAATACCAACACCACAAGATAACCGCCTATCCTGACCCTAGTGGTAGGGCTAGGAAGAGTTCTGCGGCTGTTGGTAGGACGGACTTCTCTATTCTTGAGAGCGCAGGTATTACTACCAGAGCGCACCAGAAGGCTCCTCCTATTATAGACAGTGTAGCCGCTGTGAATAAGAAGTTCAAGAACGCTAATGGTGATATAGACATGTATATTCATCCTAAGTGTGTTAATACAATCAAGTCCATTGAGCGTACTCAGTGGTTAGAAAGTAATCCAGATACCGCTACTATTGATAAGAAGGAAGGTGTTGAACACTGGACGGATTCAATACGGTATGCTGTTGAGTATCTCTTCCCAGTACGTTCTGGAACTAAAACAACAACAAAAGGCTTCGGCTTTTAAAAAGGAAAAATAACTATGGCAATTAAGAAAAAAGTTAATAGCGCTAAAAAAAGCGTTAGTAGGGCTAAAAGAAACGCCAAACGTCAAACAGCAACTTTCAAAGCTGCTTATAAGCGCAACGCTTTAAGTACCAAAAAAGCTAACCTTTCCCTTGGTGCACGCAACTCTGCTGTAGGTGCGATGGCTAATGCTCTCTCTAAGACTCACACGTCGGGTAGGCTTGGAGCCAAGGCTGGTGTAGCTCATAGAAAAACAGCTGCTAAGCTTAACAAAATGAAGAGTAAGGGCGCTGCTAAAATCAGCAGCATGAAGAATAAAGTTGGCAGCATGAAGAAAAAGGGAGCTGCTAAGTTTAACAGCATGAAGAAGGGTGCATACAAGATGACTGCATCTCACAGGGCTGCTATTTCTCGTGCGCTAAAAGGGAAGCGCAGGTAGATTACTAAAATGAAAACAGCAAAAGACTATTCTAAAATCTCTTCTGCCAATCCTGTTGAGCGGAAGACCCAACCTTTATCTAAGCAAGATAAGAAGACTCTTGTAGGTGTTGTAGGCACGGCAGGGGACAGCAACTTATACTATGTTTCTAAAGGTCGGAAGGCTTCTACTTCTAAGTAAGCCCGTACAATTAATGCTATCTCCCCTGTGGGGGGTAGCTTTCTCTTACTACTAGTTCCACCAACTGAGGTTCGTGGATAGAAGGAATAATACTATGCCTCGTTCAAAGATAACATCGGTATCGAAGGACGTCATTACTGATGACGGCACGATACTATTGTCCGTAATACACGGAGAACAGACAAGAATAGTTGTAACATTAAGCTGGTTGACTAACCTTACTGGCTGTGAGATTAGCTGTAAGGTTGTGGAAGGCGATAACCAAGAAGGTACTGGCGCAATCCCCACAGGTCCCGCAATGAATGCAATTGTTCAAGAACTAGCGATAATAGATCCAAGTGTTTCTGATAATCACTTTGAGTTAGTAATACCAGAGACTTTAATAGACAAGTGGCAAACCGCCCCTCAAGTTGATATGCCTATCTATGGCTTTATTGGGTTAGAGGTAAGAGACAACGGCGTTGGTATTCAACAACAAGTATGGAAACCCATGCGCGGTCTTGTTCAAATAATGTACTCCCCTACCGAAGAAGAAGTAGCAGGGCGTTCCACGACTAAAACTATAAGGATAAACAACCATGTCTGATTATACACACAACTCAACAAGCGCCTATCAGGTTGTTCTATCCAGAACAGGCGGTCAAGGTAGTAAAGGCGACTCTATTTCCGATATTTACATTAATGATGATGGTGAGATGATTGTTGTCATTTCTAATGCATCGGGGGAAATAGTAAACGAAATTAATGTTGGTAAAATTGGTGAGCTAGCGGGAGCTGAGTTTCACTCTGATGACTTTATTGGAGACGGTGTAACTACTGAGTACACTCTGACAAAGACTCCAGGCAACAAAGACAACACTCAAATCTACATTGATGGTGCTTACCAAAACAAAGACGGCTACTCTCTTAGCAACAAGTCTGTTAATCTTTGTGGAGATACAGTGTCAGGTAGCTTTATTACCTTTTCAGAGGCCCCACCAGAAGGATCGCCTATTGAAGTAATGACTGCTTCTAACCTTAACATCATTGACTACCAAGCACGTCCTGGAGACAAAGGCGAGCAAGGTGAGCAGGGTGAGCAGGGTCCTCAAGGCGAAGAGGGCGCACAAGGTCCTCAAGGTGAAGAGGGTGAAAAAGGCGAGCAAGGAGATCAAGGTCTTCAAGGTGATGAAGGTCTTCAAGGTGAAGAGGGTCTTCAAGGTGAGCAAGGTCTACAAGGCGATAGCTTTGAGTATGAAGACTTCACAGAAGAACAACTAGAGTCATTACAAGGCCCTGCAGGTGATCGTGGTATTCGTGGACCTATTGGCCCTAGAGGACGCACTGGTGAAGAAGGTCCCGAAGGCCCTCGTGGCCCCCGTGGTTTTGAAGGACCACAAGGGGACGAAGGCGGCAGAGGCCCTGAAGGCGAAGAAGGTGTTCAAGGTGAAAAGGGTGATCGTGGAGAAGTAGGACCACCAGGACCTGCGGGTAGTGGCACTGGAGACGGACCCCAAGGACCAGAGGGACCACAGGGTATACCAGGCCCCAAAGGAGACCGTGGACCAGCGGGACCAGAAGGACCTAGAGGCTATAGAGGCTATGAAGGACCACAAGGTATACAAGGTGAAGAAGGCCAACGTGGCGAAAAAGGGGAAGAAGGCGTACAAGGTCTGGAAGGACCAGAAGGACCGCAAGGACCCCAAGGTATACAAGGTGAAGGCAAAGATGGTGAAGACGGAGCGCCTGGGCAAAACGGTGCGGATGGACTTACTTCTGTAATAAAAGCTGGCACATGGTCTTATATTCCTGGAGACAACACACCAAGCAACGGTTGGTTATCTCTTGAGGAAGAAGATGTTACCGAAGATACAAACATTATTTATGTAAACAGCCAAGACTCAGCTGGAACAAAACATAGTTGGAACTCTGTACACATTGGCAACTACATTGAGCTTAATAAAGATTTCAATGATCGGGTTGTATTCAGGATCTCTGATGTTGATGATTCAAATATTCACTTTGCAGTTTTAACTGTTCTCTTTGAGTATGGTCAAGGTTCTTTTGAGAAAAACGACACAATTAATTTTGAAGTTTATTCTCCAAAAGGTGTAATTGCTTCTGATGACTTTGTCAGCACACACGGCGACACTATGGATGGTGCGCTTATTCTTAAAGATAATGACTTAACAGTAAACCAAGTAACAGTGGGCGCAGGCAAGATTCCTACCAATAAGAACACTATCGTAGGTAATAACGCTGGGACTACTGTAACAGGAACACACAACACTCTTATTGGTGCGGATGCTCGTGTAGTCAGTGAAGACGGAGACAATCAGCTTGTTATTCGTGCTGGTGGTACTAACTGGCTTGCTGGTTATGGACACCCCGAAGGGCTTGTGAAAGCAAGCGTTGGTTCGATCTACCTACGTACAAATGCTCAAGATGGCGAAGACATATTCTTTATTAAAGAGTCTGGCATAGAAGACGAGGGTTGGGTTTCACAAAACTCTAAGCTAACAAAGTTTGTTGAACGCCCTGATGCTTCTTTGCAAGGACAAGGAATACTTATCTATGAAGAAGAAAATAACAAAGGTGTTTGGACGACTTTAACTACAGATAACCTACCAACAAATGACTCAGTAACTCTTTCAAGGCTTAGTGGTGTAGAAGATTTAGCAACACAGCTACTTGTAAACCGCTACATTTTCGAGTCTATTGAAAAGTCTGATGCAAAGTTAGTAGATCTACAAAAGCAAATAAACACTATTGAATTACAAGGAGGCCCCGAAGGACCGCAAGGACTTAAGGGTAATGACGGACCTAAAGGCGATGACGGTGCTGCGTTTGAGTACGATGATTTCACTCAAGACCAGCTAGACTCCCTTAAAGGCGAGCAAGGCGAACAAGGTGAGCAAGGTGAACAGGGTGCTGGCATTCAAATTGCAGGTAGCATTGAACCTAACGAAGATCCTAATGATGTTAAGCCCAAGTATGATGCCCTACTAGACCCTGCAGGCAACGCTCTAATTGATCCAGATGATGGGTTCTTATGGGTATCCGATGGTGAAGACTGGATTAACATGGGGAGCATCCAAGGACCAAAGGGTGAGGACTTTAAATACAGCGACTTTACTCAAGATCAACTTGATTCTCTCAAGGGAGAAGCAGGTGAGAAGGGCGAAGACGGCACTGATGGTGCTGCTGGTGCTGATGGTTCTGCCTTTACCTATGACATGTTCACTCCAGACCAGTTAGATGGTTTGAAGGGGGATGAGGGTCAAGCTGGTGCTGATGGTAAAGACGGTGCTGACTTTACATACGATGACTTTACTGAAGAGCAACTTGAAGACCTCGTCGGCCCTAGCGGTGACAAGGGTGACAAGGGCGATAGTGGAAGTGGATTGTTTCTCAAGAAAGGTGTTTGGAAGTATTCAACTGATGCATTCAACCCTCTCGACCCTATAAACCCTAAAGCGGGTGAATGTGGTCTACTAAACAATAATTTCATTGACGAAGAGAACTCTTTCCGAATCAATGAAGAGGACTCTGACGGTGTGACACACAGTTGGGATCTGAAAATAGGCTCATTCGTTGAGTTGTTTATAGACGAAGATAACAACGCTACATATGAAGTTGTCGAGGATGAAGAGGATCATACGTTAGATTCTACCGTCACTCATTATAACTTAAAGTTTCAGAGTGGAATTGGTGAGCCTAAGAATGGTGATGAGATAAATGTTACTGTAACAGTAGGTATGGCTGGCGTATTAGATGCGGAAGAATTTGTCCTTCGTCCAGAAACAACACAAAGAGATGGTAGCTATCTTGTATATGCTGAAGATGGGGATGATGATAAGAAGTGGGTTGACCTCAAAGAAGCGTTTAGTGAGATAGAAATTATAGAACGACTTGACAGCAAGGTATCAAAGTCTGGCGACACAATGACGGGCAACCTGATACTGGATCAGGCCACTCAAGTAAAACTTGAAACTCGTTTTGTTGATTCTGGAGAAAACAGTAATCTAAATCTACAGCGCGATGGTGAAACCAAAGTCTTTATCTGTGATGATGAAGTAATTGTGACACCGTATCTACAATTAAACAAAGAGGGCGTTGACGCCTATCATGCTGTCACCAAGAAATATGTAGACGACAAGGGTGAACACCTACAGCAAGAGATCATCGAACTAGAAGAAGAAATAGACGCCCTAGCACCTACGCTGGAGAGAGGATCATGGCGGTTTAATCCAACTGGTTCTGCTGGTCCAGCCATGTTTGCTATGTACGCAGCGGGTACCACTACTAGCGAGTATCCACAAGCAGATCAGGTATTTATAAACACCGTAGACAGTGACGGGACGCTACACAATTTCAATGACGTTGAAGTTGGCAGCTACCTTGAAATCTTCTCGCCAGATGATGGCGATTATGGTCTTTATAAAGTCACAGGTAAGTCTGACGAAACTGAGGGGGCAAACTCCTTCTGGATGTTTGACGTAGAACACTCACGTTCTAACCGTCCTATGTCCGATGCAAGTTTGGAAGATAAGTGTCGTGTTAAATTCTTTACCATAGCTGAAGCTACAGACCCTACTGCTTTTGTAATGAAAGCTGGCGACACCATGTCAGGCGATCTTAACATGGTAGGCTCAAAGGTAAAAACTCTTTTCCTAGACAGTGGTCAAAACTCAAACTTAGCAATTCAGCATGACGGAAATACAAAAGTATATGTTGGCAAAACTCAATCCGCATTTACGCACCACGTCAAATTAGGCAAAGAGGGCGTGGACGATGATCATGCGGTTACTAAGAAATATGTTGATGATCTAGTAGGTGACATTGCTGAAGGTGGTAGCTGCGTAAACATTAATGGTGGTAAGCTATGTGCTTCCAATGCTGCCCCAAGTTGGGCTGAAGTCATAAAGAGCAATCCAAAAGTTTCGGAGCTTAAAGTATTAAATCACTACACTGATGTTCAAACAGCTACAGAGCCTTGTATGTGTACGGCTAACTTTGATGGTGACATAAAATATTGGATTAAACCAGCCAAGGAAAATTTCTTTAAAGATGGTGATATTGTCTACATTAGTTATGTAACTGGCTCGTCAAAAGTAGAAGGTGGTCCGTACACAATCAAGAATGTAATTAGCACTGCTGATTGGAATACATTCTTTATCTTCGGTGGTCCACGGCCAAAAGTAGGTACAGAATGTTCTTTTTCTAAAACCAGTAAGTTTGAATTAAGTACAGATGGCGATGGCATTCGATTGGGTACGGAAACTCCAGACGGATACTACAGTTCGGGTTTTGTGTTTGGTGACTATTTTCACTATATATATTCTGACTACGCAAGCATAAAACATGACGCACGAGTACACTGTGAAACAGGTGTCGAGGAAATAATATGGACTTTCCCATACACTCCCAATGGTTATTTAGACAATAGAACAACCATAAACGACACAGGTACTATCTACGTTAAAGCTAGAGACGTTATGGAAACATCGTCTGTATCAAACAAAGTGGTTACTGTTAATTCACGTCTGACCGAACAGGATAGAGTACA